CATTTTTTAAATTTTCTAATGTTACTTCATTATCGTGTTTAAGTTTGGCATAATCCTTATTAAGCACAGTGTCAATCAACTCAATGTAATCCATACCGGTAAATACAGCCTGACAAGGTTCAGCAACGTGTATAATGCCATCTGCCTTTCTATCAACAAATCCCGCGTAACCTAGTTTTCGTAACAGATTTCCCCATTGTCTAGAGCCGGCTTTAATTTCTGCTGTATCTAACGTAGGCGCTTGAATTTGTCTATGATGCCCGTCTTTAGCAAACATAACATCACTGGTAAATCTTCTGACACCAGGATCTATCCCATAATTAGACAACCAACGGGTTACATTCCAGAAACAAGTTGCTGGTGATGGGTTGCGAGTTTTTTCTGTAGCGGCATTAATTATATCATCAACATTAAATAGAGAATTATTGTATGCGTCTTGAAGCGGTTTTAGTTCCCTATAAATAGCCGGCTTGTTTACGTTAATTTCCCATGTACGATATTTGTCTGAGTTTCTTATAGCATCTTCAATTTCATATTCAAGTTCATCTGCACTCACAAAAAGAATTGCCATACGGCGAGGTGGTTCAATATGGTAAAGTTCAAATTTCTTACTAAACTTATCCCAATTTGAATCAGATTTTTTATCTTTCATATACACTTTACCGGCTTTCAGTATATCATCAAAAATAGGCTTAGTTCTAGGACTATCTTTGATTGTTATGCCGCGACGAACTTTACCTGAACCAAACACAGTATCCAAAAGGTGAGTTATATTGACGACCTTTCCTTCTTCAAAATCATATGGAATTTCTAATTTGTGTTTAAGAATGCCTTTAACTAAAGCATTCCATGCCTTTGACGTATCAGTTTTAGACTGAATATCCTTATAGATTGTTCTCAACTTACGCATATCAGAATCATAATCTGCGCTTGTATAATCCTTTTTTAAATCGTTGACTAATTTACCTTTGCCGTTCCATTTGAATAATTGAATATAGGCTCTATCAGAACCAAATGGTAACACAGATAAAGATTTTGCTTTATCCACGTTATAAAGATTCCAAACTTGTTTTAGCGGGTAAGCGTATACACCGACTGGTGTTTCAAATCCAGATAAAGGGTTAACACCAAGTTTGTTCAAATTGGTAAAATGTATAAATGCGTTATCGTCATCTTTATACGGTAACAATGCTTCGTATGCCGAGACTTTAGGGTTCATCTCAGGGTTCTTTCTGGCTTCGTCGAGCTGTTCTCTAAACTGTTTAAAGTTAATCATATTTTTCCTAAAAATTTACATATTGCGGTTGTTCTGTGCCATCAACTAACCATCCAACAGGTAGCATAGATGATTCAATCATATCCATATGCGCAGAATATAATTCTTTTCTTGTATCCATATTAGTCATATCTTTAAAATATTCACTTGATGTTAACCATCCAAATAATACTAAACACATCACCAAATCATCATGAGCACCAGAATCGCCGGCAAACGAGCCATTTTTCTCGATAAAGGTAGTGAATTCACCGATAACGTCTGTATCAAAAATCAGTAATTTCTTTTCTTCCATCAAAGATTTTAAGGCTTGACATCCCTGACGTTTAACTTTTTTATCAGTGGTAACGCCTAATAAACCTTTGCTGTATCCACCGTCAACTGGCACTTGTCCCTTCGTTCCTCGTTTAACTGATATCATATTCTCGTATTCGTATTCATCATACAATATCATAGCGACTTCTTGAGATTTATTAATCTCAATCAAAACATAGGCGTTGTTATATTCTAAAGCAACTTTGTGTATTACGTTAGGATATAACATAGGACTAATCTTATTGTTTTTATACTTAGCTACCAATTTGAATGGGTAAACGGTAATATCAATTAGAACAAACGCTGAGAAGTCCCCACCGACTCCCTCAGAGGTGTCTGCGACTAAAGCGTAAAAATGGTTTGGTGTAGGCTTTTCTAAGATGTCTAAACCGTCTTGCGTTGAGTACACAAACGGCTTAGGAGATAATGATCCTAGTGTTGTTGCATCAATTAATGTGTTCGCAGAACCGAGGAAATGGCAATTATGCGAGACCAAATCGTTTGATATGTAGGCGTTACCGTTTAAAACTTCAATTGGATCATATACAGTTTGTATCCCATTTTGTATAATATCAACAATAATTTTTCCACATATAACATCATTTACGGATAATGTATTTGCTGTTATTTCTACTTCATTAGAAATAAACCTATGGTCTGGAGTAACAACAATATCAGATAAATCATCAAAAATAAATTTTAAGGTTTCTTTTATCGATTCTTTTATCCCTAAAAAATGTTGAAACCCTGTAGGTGTTAAAATATCAAATCTGTTATTTATTTTCATATGTTTTAAATTCATTTGTTGATGTCAAAATCCATCCATTTTTTTCACCTATATCTGGTTTAACAAAATACAATTTAAAACCATCAGTAAAAAATTTTCTACCTTTCATTTTGTTTGATATTTTTTCTCTGACATCAGGTCTACGTGAAACGTTATTATCACCTATCATATGTGGCTTAAATTTACCTTTAGTTGCTTCACTTACCTTTTTACCAAAATCAGAAGGTTTAGGCTTACCTTTAGTTTTTAAAGAATGCTTTTTACCAGATTCTAATCTTTTTTCCTTTGTTAATACTTCAGAATTTAGTTTTTTCATATGTGCTTTATTTTGTTCTGACTGCAGTTTACCCTTTACCCAACCGTCAGGATTTGTTCCACATGTAAAAAATTTATTTTCTAAACCATTGTTGTAACACTTTTTACCTTTCACACCTTTTTTAGATTTTTTTATTCCGTTCGATATCGCCTTTCCTATATCGGCGTCTCCAGTTACATTATAAAATGAATTATTATTTGATTTGTTTAACCATTTAGGGGTAGACTGTACATTCATTCGACGAAGAACTTTATCTTCCCAGTTTTTAGCTAATTTTTTGTTTGTAAATGTTTTTCTAATCTGTATGACGTCAGGTTCACCATATTCTATTCTATATTGTGTAACATATTTTGATGATGTAAAATAATTTACCCATAACGTTTCTGGTGGTGACTTATCTTTGTATCTAACACCATAATACCAAACATCTAATTTACTCCACCCAATCAGATAAGTAAAATAAACATTTTCACATTTTAGCATATAATTCTCCAATAGTCAACGTAATAACTTCACCTGTATCTTTATCCTTTACTGTTATTAATGTGTCTTTTCCAACGCATAATACTTCTTGATTAAATTTAACTTCACCAAGAAACGCCTTTTGTTCAGCTGCCCACTTTTCATCACGTTCAGGATGTTCGTGCCATTCTGCCTTAAAGGGTAAAAAGCCATTTATTCCATTTTCAGCTTCGTTCCATACTTTCCACCAATAGTTATAACCAATTGGGGTTGACGTCATCAAAATTTTGGTATCTTTACCAGAAGAAATAACGGGGTAAGTTGACGTGAAAAACTCTTCAGCAATCGTATTAGCAATTGATGAAATCTCATCAATGTATAACATGTTAACAGATTTACCACGAATACCAGATCCTGTTGTAGCAGAAGTGAAAATCTTAGATCCGTTTTCTAATTCAATGTCACCTTTATTCCAAGTCTTAATTCCCTGTTGAAGCCATATAGGTAAGGCTTCAAACATGAGCTGTATTCTGCTCATAACTTCACGGGCGGCGGCGCTTTTATTAGCCAAAATCGCAACCGTTTTATGGTCGTTAAATGTAACGTAATGTAATATGTAAGCAGCAGATGTTGTTGTTTTACCCTGCTGGCGACTGAACATTCCAGCGATCTTTCTATTTGTATGAATAGCGTTGATGAATCTTTGTTGGTATTCATACAAGTCAAAATTAACAAATCCTCTGTCTAACGAAACAACCTTACAGTATGTTCTTATGAAGTAGACAGGATCGTTTTTACATTTAATGTATTCTTCGAGTCGCTCTGCGGTGAACTCAATTGGTAACCCAACCTGCTTTAAATTTCGGTTGCCGTTGTATCCATTGTTTATATCCATTATATCCTCAGTATTTTATTCACTGTAAATTATTTAATAAAATAAAACTTTACTTTATACGTCCAAACACGTATAATAGCCTAGTCGGGCGTGAATT